TAATAGGGGTAAATACTCAGATTCTTCTATTTTTTTGATTCTAGCGGCAATATTGGACTTGCTGGTAATCTGCACTCCAATTGTTTCGCCTTTTCCAATAGCCAATATGTCGAACACTCCAAACAAGTCTTTTTTTCTTTTTGTGAAGGCATTGTAGCTTTCGACTATATCGCATTGGTATCCCCTGTCTTTGAGAAGTGCAACTGTACGCTGGTTTAGGCTAGTCATTCAGCAATCATACCAAATTTCCCGATCAGTAACTTTTTGCTTATTTGGGCAATATTTTGACTATTTATTCCCGATGGGGAAAGTTTTGTTTTATGTCATATATAGGGTTTATACCTAAAACTATTTTTCATTTTCTTGATCTAGGTCAAGTTTTTAATCAAAATCCAGTATTAAAGTTCTTACATCAACAACCGAAAGGAATCACAAATGAACAAAGAACAAATCATCGCCCTGCTGGAAACCCATTACCCACAAGCTGTTTCTTATCTTCAAGATGCTTACGACTGCTCTTTGGAAGAAATGAACATTGCTGATGTTGCTTGTTTGTTGGCTGGCGAACTCAAAAAAATCCGCAATCCAAATTAATCAACCGCCCTTCGGGGCTTTACCATAAGAGAAAATATGAAAAACCCTTTAACACTACAGCAACAACAGCGCCTTATTAATGCATCTAGCAAAGTAAGCCGGGAAGAATGGAGTAGATTGCCAGTTGGCATTACTGAGCAAATTGCCGCCCGGATTGACCATGTATTGCTTGAATTGCATGAAGAAAATCCGCTTGCCTTTAGCACTATTGCTTATTTCGATGAAGCACTTGGCAAAGTAGTATTTACCAAAAAAGCAGTTGGTATTGATTTCTTTAAATATTCATCAAGGAGATAACATGAATACCTATGAAATTATTGGTGTAATTGTTTTAGGTGTAATTCTTGGCGCAATGTTCGGATGGGGGTTTTAATCATGGGAATGTCTATGCATGATCGTTACTATGAACCAGAAGATGATGAAGATTTTGATGAAGAAATTGCTGAGTTGCTCAATGGCGACTTTAGCCCGGACTTAGAAGAAAATATCAAAGAAGCATTTATGAATGATGCTTTCTTTGGTGATCATTGGGCTACATTAGTTGAAGCGCTTCAAAACAATGAAAAGGAAAAGATTGGTTTAATCATTTCTACTTGCATTTATGAATATTGGGAAAACTCTGCTGAAAGGGCTGTCCATGATTAACTACTTAATTTGGTTTTTTGGTTTGTCTGGTGCGGCTACTTGGGCATTTGTAATTTTTGTAATTGCAAATATTTGCTTGCAACTTTGGAATCAAGAAAAATGAGAAAAAGAACTATTCAAGCCATGCAATATACACAGATGGCAATTGAGCAAATGATTAGCCCGGTGCAACCAGTTTATCCTGTGTATCCGACCCACAATAAACAACCGCCAAAGGATAGAAAATGATAATGCTACTTGTTGCTTTCTTTTTCTTTCATGCGGATGTAAGTTGGATTTGGTGGGCTTTGTTTTGTGTAATTGCAATTGCTGATTTTATTAAATTTTGTAGGGATATGACATGAGTAAATACAAAGAACTTAGAACAATAGATGTATCTGGTGAAATCAAAAAGATGGGTAAATTTAATTACTTGCCTTGGACTTATGCTGTTGATACTTTGTTACAACATGACCCAGAAGCCAATTGGACTTATGGAGAGCCGCAAATTTACAACGGCACTCTGATGGTTAATTGTTCTGTTACCGCTTTTGGCAAAACCATGACTGAATATCTGCCAGTTAAAGATAACAGCAATAAACCAATTATGAACCCTACAGCAATGGCTGTTAATAATGCTCAAAAAAGGGTGCTGGTAAAGTGCATCGCAATATGTACCGGGATTGGTTTATCATTGTATGCAGGGGATGAATTTTGGGATGAACCAGAAGAATCACCAACAGATAAAATTATTGCTCAATTAGAAAACTGTAAAACCGCAGATGAACTTAAAACTGTTTTTGGATTAGCATGGGCTGAGTTAAAAACCAAAAAACAAAAAGAGCAAATCCAACCAATCTATGAAAAGAAAAAGGTAGAACTCAATGCGATTAGCCCAAGAACAACCTGATAATGTTTGTTTTGATTGTGGAATTAAATGGGGATCAGAAAAACCCAGAAACCATGATTATCGGGTCTGGCTAGATACTTGTGATGTATGCAATAAATTAACCGCAGTAAGTGATGCCGCAGAATACAAATATTTGAAAGTAGGTTGGGATGGATCAGAAGTTTTGTGTTAGTTGTCAAGTAATGCGAGAAGCAAAAGGTTTTAAATTAGTATTAAGAAATAAAACAAAAGTTTGGAAGTGCGCTAATTGTCTGAAAAGGCAATCCGATCAACACTATAGGAGTAAAAATGATAGATAGAGATTTTATTTATACAGCCGCAAGTACCGATATAACTATTCGCTGGCGCAAGATTTATGGTTATGTCCCGGCAAGTGAACAGGAATTCTATAAAAAGAAATGGGCTGATTTTAAAGCATTATTTCATAGGACATTGGATGATTCTGATGCTATATTTATTGATCCGAAAGTGCAACAGATTTGGCAGAAACAGCGAAAGCATAAAGTATGAATCCATTTGCACAAAAGGAATTTGATAAGATACCTAAAGCGGTCTATGCACCAGAAGAATATTTTGAAATGGGCTGGATGGCGGCGGTTAATGCTTTGTCTAAGGAATTTATGACTAAATGGGAACAATCAGAACTGGATGATATTCAATTAATCCAAATGCGCCCAACCGATCAAATGCCAGATGATGAAGCAGAATAGTTGGTATCCACTTTGTTTTGAATCAAAAGCCAAATATGAATCATGGAAAGATGCAAGGAATTATGCCCATGAAGTAGCTTCGGTTTGCGATGATTGCGATTCGGATTATTCAACAGAAATGCAAAGACAAAAAAGATGCAACCCACAGGATGCTATTTTTAATTCAACCAACAGTAGGAAGCCATGCAAACAAAAGACTATTCAGAACTTTACTTAGATACCCAAGTAGCAATCAAAAACTGCCATTTGTTTTGTTTAAAGAGTGATTGGGAATCAGCAGGAAAAGCGGCAGAAGCGGCATCAGAATATGCAAAACAACTACAGGACACTATAAAAACCTATGACAACATTTACAACAGAAGATCGGCTTAATTCTTTAGAACCCATCCCATTTGCCGGGATGATTGATTTAGAAATTAAACAGGGAACAGAAGAATGGCATCAAATCCGGCTTGGCAAAGTAACAGCCAGCCGGGTTTCTGATGTTATGTCTAAGATTAAATCGGGAGAATCAGCAGGGCGCAAGAACTATAAGATGGATTTGGTGGTTGAAAGGCTCACAAACACACCTACAAGCAGTTTTACCAATGCGGCTATGGCTTGGGGTACAGAAACCGAACCGCTGGCTAGGATGGCTTATGAAGTCCATTCTGGGAACTTTGTAGAAACTGTCGCCTTTATACAACACCCATCAATTGAATGGTTTGGTTGTAGCCCAGATGGATTGATAGGGTCTGAAGGAAATTTGGAAATAAAATGCCCAAATACATCGACCCATATTGATTATTTATTAGCTGGAGTTCCCCCGGCAAAGTATGTCCCACAAATGCAAACACAGATGGCTTGTACAGGGCGCTTATGGACTGATTTTGTGTCCTATGACCCTAGATTGCCCCCTGAGTTGCAATTGTTTGTAGTGCGCTTGGATAGGGATGAAGCATATATCCAGCAAATAGAAGATGAAGTTAAGCAGTTTTTAGATGAAGTTAAACAAATTTACTCACAATTGAAAGCGAGAAATAATGGGCATTAAATATGACTGTATTGTAAAAAATGGCACTTATACCGATAAAAGCGGCAATGAAAAGAACCGCTGGCAGAAGATTGGAGTTTGTGTTGATACCAAACAAGGGGGATTGGCTATCAAACTAGAAGCAATCCCAGTTACTTGGGATGGATGGATTTCTTTGGCAGAACCTAAACCAAAAGAAAATGCACCAGCCGCATCAAGCAGTTTGGCTGATATAGATTCTGATGTTCCCTTTTAATGGATAGTGGCAGATAGCACCGCAATACTACCGGGGTTGCTGACAGTCCAGCCTATTGCTATCAGGCTGTCAATATTTTTTTAGCTTGCTCAATCTTAGCAATGCGATCATCTAAACCATTAAATCCACCATTAATGCGCTTGGTCATTTCTTTGGTGGCTTCATAATTATTTTGATCTGCTAGATCATTTAATCCTTTTTTATTCCAGAACCAACCAGCCGACATTGCGGCATAAGGTGGTTGTAGCAACATATCTGGGTCATTAATTAAATCGACATTAAGCGCATCAGATAGGGTTTTATAAAGGTCTTTGCCTGTGCATTGAATCAAACCTCTGCCCCTGTATTTCCAACCCTCGCCAGATTCTTCATCACCATTGCCCATGCGATTGGCATATACCTTATTGGCTATCATATCTGGCTGATTGGCATATTTATTGGCAATTTCATCTGTAGGAAATCTTGATCCCCAAACAGATTTCAAACCATTGGTTGAATAATGCAAATTCTCTTGCATGGTCTTTAGGTTATTAGATTCATGCATTAATTGTCCAAGGAAAGCGGCTTGGCGGTTTACATTATTAATTGAATACTTATCGCAAACCTTTTGTAAGTGTGGCAACCAATCAGGGTTAATACCTAATTGGGCTAATTGTTCTGATGTCATTTAATCCCCATTTGTTCATTTAACCATTTCTGTAATTCTATTAACATTAAAGTTGTTTCCGCACATTGTCCAGCAAGAACATTGTAGGCGGCGAGAGCATCAAACTGCTTGGGGGCGATGCCTGAATTGGGGGGCAAGGAACTGCTACTGGATTGCTGGCGCACCCCATTAGAGTAATACTGGCGCAATAAACTAAGTTTCGCATCATATTCATCTTGGATACCCTTTTTAACTAATTCCTGTTGTTTTTGGATTGATTCATTCTTTGCAATTTGCTTGTCGGCTTCTGCCTTAACTTCAGCTTTGTATGCGCTGAAATCAACATCCCTACTATGCCAGCCAGCACCATAAGCGCCAAGTAGCACCATAACAACAAGTCCAATTTTGACATAAATTCCAGCGCCGCCATTAAGTAAAGTGATTAAGAATCCCATTATTTGCCTTCTGGCTCTGCACCAGCCATTTGTTTTCCTGCAACAGAAGCCGCACCAGAACCAGAAACAATCCCAAGCGCACCAGCCAATTCAGTAAGGCTAATATCTTTGCCTGTATATATTAAATATATAGCTGAACAACCTACCAACAAAAATCCAAGCATCCATGCCCATTTTGCAATGTCATGGGTTTGATTATCTTTTCCAGTAAGAATATGTTTTAGTATTTCATTCATTTTATTCCCCAAGTCAAATACCAAGCAATTAAAGCCGCTAAAGCAAAACAATAAAACTGTACTTTGCGAACCGCTTTCAAATCATGCTGGAAGGCTTCATTGTTTTTTCTTTCCAGATTCTCAATATCTAATTTGATCTTCAAAACCGCATCCCACTCTTTAGCGCCATATCTTTTAACAAAATCTATTTTTAATTTTGCTTCCCTGTCGCTAATTTGTTTCTTTTGATTCCAATCTTCTAGCGCTTTAATCAGCGCTGTTTGCTTTTTTAATTCTGCTTCTCTTTGCGCCCTGCGCCTTTCATGCGCTTTTTTTTGGGCTACATCTATACCATCTTGCTGTATGCCTTCAATTTGCTTTGAAAGACCTTTAGAAGCATCTCTAGTTGAATGTAAAGATTCTGCAAGGACTTTTGTGCCTTCAGAAATGCCGAATGGGTCTGGCATTTCATTTTGGCAATGACCAGCCATGAGTAACTAGCCAAGCATAGCCAATGCCAGCAATTACTACATATCCGATAGTTTTTAGGGAAAACCAGCCAAATTCAGCGGCTTTTTCATTTAGCCATTCTTTAATAGCTTCTTTAACAATTTCTTTTTGTATTTCATCAGCCATACCTACTCCAGATATTAAATTATTAATCAGTCTTATCTTATCTGGAATTTAAAGGTATTTTATCACTTCTTCGGGTTTTACAAAGGCATCAGCATTATATTCGGTGAAATCCCACCATAGAAACTGATTATTAGCTAGATAATCTCGGCTTTTTAATAAATTAGTATTTTCTGGGTGTCCATATATTAATGGATCAGATACCGACCATAGGACAATGCCGGGTTTACCGCAATCCCAAGCAAGATGCTGGAAAAAACTGTCGCACCCAATCCAAGTATGGCACTTAGCAATTAACTGCCGCAACTCAGAAATAGGCAAATTTTTGTAAAATTCATGCACTAATTGTTTTTCGCCCTCGACACCTACTTGAACAATCTGTATATCTTTTGGGATTATTTGTATAAGTTCTTCCCAATATGCATAGTTTTTAGGGTTTTCCATGTTATTTGCTAATTTCTTTGCAAATGGGGAAATAATAATCATAGGTATAGCTTTCGATAAGCATCTTCTAAACTGCCCTTCCAATTCCATTGCGCCATCTTTTTATAGATATTGTATTGATCTAGATCGCCAAACAAGGCATTGGCTTCGGCTATCGACTTCCCGGCAACAATTTCAGGATAACAAGTAAAAATGACAGGATTAGAAATTTCAGGAAGAATATGGCTGAAAACAATATGGTCGCCAGCGCCAGCATTAAGAACAACAATGGTGCTATCAGAAAATCCAATAGTATTTCTAAAAATAGTTTCATCATGGGAATATAGTTCTTGTTTACTTTCACTTCGGATGCCCCCTTCTGGGTTTTTAAAATGCCAAGTAATTGCATGGGGCGCAACAATGATTTTGTATCCTTTTAAATACAAACCATAGGTAAACAAGGTTTCTTCTCTATGCGCCACCCTTGATAGCCCAAGGTTGTAATCATGCACTCCAGCCCGGTATAAGAATGAACAATGCAAATGCTCAACTTCTTTAGATTGCTTTATATAATTCCATTGAATATTTGGCTCTTTATCAATATCTGATACCTTGCCAGTAGATTTGGAAGTATCAAACTTTAATGGTGGGGTAAGGATTGAACCGCCAATAGCGCCTATATTTTCTATAGTTGTATAACCTAATAGATTGCCTAGAACATCTGGCTCTGGTATGGCATCATCATCTACTCGCCAAACCCAATCAAACCCCATTTCATTGGCTTTCTGATGGATATGGTGCTGACCTTTTTTTTCAGCATAAACCCATTCCCAAGGTATCTTTTTTATATCTAGCATTTGAAAGAAGTATTGATAAATCATTTCTTGCCGCATATCTTTTGGCTCATCATTATCATCAAATATCACCAGCTTATCTGGCAATCTAGTCTGGTTGATAATGGCATTTAATACTAATGGCAGGGTTGTATGGTATCTACCTCTGGTAGCCACCGAGCATAGAACTTTATTCATTGTCCCACCTACAAAGCATTAGATTGCATCGGTTTTTAGGTGTAACTTCTTGCATTACATCTGATACTTTTCCAGCTTCATTGATATAAGCAAAAGTAAATCCGGGGAAGTCTGCTTCGGTTAATCCATGCAGTTTGTGATGCTCGCCCCAAAACCCTTTTGGCTCATTGTGTGGGACTGTAAGCAATAATCGCTTGCAATGATTTTGTAGCTTTTTTACAACAGATAACCCATTATCTAAATGCTCTATAACCTCAAAAGCAATGATAGTGTCATAGTTTGCAAGTTCATAAGTGTTTATATCGGCTTGTTCAAAATTGCGAAATTCTGCCCAATTTTGTTCTTTTGCTACTTCAATAATAATAGGATCATAATCAATCCCATCATACCAAATAGCGCTTGGTAAGAATTGAGAGCCATAGCCAGTAGAGCATCCAATTTCTAGGATTTCATTTCCTAGTAAGTTTTGATTTGCCCAAAGATACCGGGTAGTTTCTCTAGGCAATACTGGATCACCTTTTAGAAATACCGCCCTTTCATAGTTATTGGTGAGCCGCCACCGATACCAATCAGGATGATATTCCTTTGCCAAGGTTAGGACATGAAGTTCTAAAATCTGTTCCCATTGTGTTGCTACATCTAATCCATATAGTGTTGCCATCTTATTTTATATTCTCCAATTAGTGTGGATATACAGCATCAACCCTCATTCCAACAGTTAAACCAGTTCCAAATACTATAGCAGTTCCACTTGTTACTGTTACATCTGTTCCATTTACCATTTTTGAGCCATTAACAAATACTTCAATTTTTCCAGAAGTATAACTAGCAGAAGTTGTAAATGAAGTTTGTGCCGCAGTTGCAGTAAATGAATCATAAGTCATTATTCCGCTACTTGCACCAGCCGAACCACTATATCCTGAATAACCGCTTAATCCAGAGCCACTATAGCCAGAGTAGCCACTTATTCCTGATCCAGAATAACCTGAGTAGCCACTAAAGCCAGATGTACCATTTGTGCCGTTACTGCCTGAATAGCCAGAATATCCACTTACACCTGAGCCAGAGTAACCGCTATAACCACTTACACCGCTACCACTATAGCCACTATAACCTGATACTCCACTTCCAGAATAACCGCTAATGCCAGAAAATCCGCTATAGCCAGATGCGCCATTTGTTCCAGAAATCCCTGAAAAACCAGAATAACCAGAAACACCAGAGCCAGAGTAACCAGAGTATCCAGATACACCAGAACCGCTGTAACCGCTGATGCCACTAAATCCACTTTTTCCTGAATAGCCGCTAATCCCAGAATAGCCGCTATAACCAGACTGCCCATACATTACTTGGGTAGCAGTAACAATAACACCCGGTGTTACTGGGACTGTTGGTGTTGTTTGTGCGGCTAAAGTTTGAATGGAAATGGTTGTAGAAGATACAGCCCAAGCCAATTGCAAATAATCACCAGCGGCAACAGTTAATACATAATTTACTGCGGCAATAACAGCGGCACTACCGCCATGAGAAGTTCCGGGGACATTAAATAAACTATTGCTATCTGCAATATCAGCACCATTTTTTCTAAGCCAAACATCAACATCAAATCCATTGGATGCAGAATTTAAAAACTGAATAGAATATTGAATGTTATAAGTTCCAGCATTTGCAAAAGTAATTTGATTGCCAGAAACAATGCTTACACCAGTTGCTTCAAATTGATTACCAATATTAACTACATAAGATGCGGTTGTGCTTGCCGCAGTTTGATTAGTTATGTCATAGAATGAACCATAATAACCAAGTGTTCCACCAGCACCTACAGCACCAGAATAACCAGAAAGACCTGAGAAACCACTTATTCCTGAGTAGCCAGAATAGCCTGATACTCCACTTCCAGAGTATCCAGATACACCGCTACCTGAGTAACCAGAAATTCCTGATGCACCACTATAACCAGAAATGCCACTCCAACCACTTAGACCGCTAAAGCCTGACCAACCGCTAATTCCAGAATAACCACTAAATCCAGATATACCAGAATAGCCAGATACACCACTACCGCTATATCCAGAATAGCCGCTATATCCAGATTGACCAACAACACCAGAATACCCACTAATGCCGCTGAAACCACTATACCCACTTACTCCTGATCCGCTAAATCCGCTGATACCAGAGTAGCCGCTGAAACCACTTACACCGCTTCCGCTGTAGCCGGAATAACCACTATATCCCGATACACCACTTCCGCTAAATCCGCTAATCCCTGAAAATCCAGAAAAACCGCTGATGCCGGAAAAACCACTATAACCAGAAATACTAGAGCCGCTGTATCCAGAATAGCCGCTTACACCACTACCAGAATAGCCAGAAATGCCGCTATAACCGCTGAATCCAGATATACCTGAAAAACCACTTTGTCCATCTTGTCCTGAAAAACCACTTTCACCAGAAAATCCTGATTGTCCATCTTGACCGCTAAAGCCAGAAATTCCTGAATCGCCAGAGAAACCAGAAATACCGCTGTCCCCTGAATAACCGCTTATGCCAGAATCTCCAGAAAATCCGCTATAGCCACTTATTCCTTGTGGAACAAATAAAGCCCAATTTGAATTTGCATCTGGTGGATTTTCAAAAGTTGCTATGTTATTAATTGCAATCCAAGTTTGATTTGCATAGGTAACTATGCAATTTGGAATATAGGTAGTATCTATAACCCAAGCACCAAAAAAATATAAACCTATTCCTGAATAACCTGAATATCCGCTTTGTCCATCTTGACCAGAAAATCCTGATATTCCA